AGTTCGTGACGTGCAACCGGGTCGATTGCCGTGTAGAATTCCGTGTTACCGACGATGTCTTGATAGATGTCGGTGGCGATGAGAACGTGCGGTGCCTTCAGACCCCAACGAGTCAAAGCAACTTGCAGTTGCATGAAGGTGTACGGGGTCAGTTGACCCGAGATGATTTGCAGCGGATTGTCCAGGCCAACCTGAGCATTCACCAGGTTATACCACAAACGGTCTTCCGTCACCATGATGGCTTCGGTAGCTTCCACATACTTCTCTTGCAGAACGTCGCCAGCGGACTGGTTCAGGTCATTCAGCGGAATATACGGACGCGAAACCAGTTGCAGTTCCGGCGGGGTCAACCATTTGTCCAGCGTGATTTGCGACTGGATTTGCGTCGGCGACGTCGAGTACGATGCCGTGACGTTCTTCAGACGAACCGGGAAGCGCGGAATCGAACCTTGCTCAACCGTAATCTTCGTCAGGTACTTACGTGCAAAACCTTGACGGTTACAGGTTTGGTACAGGCTGTCAGCCATACGTTCGCCGAGGACGCGATAAGCTTCCTTGTCGTTGAACGCTGCTTGAACCAGTTCTTTACGAACGTCTTGGAACTTCTCTGCCGATGCGAACACTTCATTCGCAACGATCTTGCCTTGCGAGGCAGCAGCAATAAACGCTGCCTGGCGACTAAACAGATCCTTCTTGCTCGACGCATTCAGTTCGCCATTACGGCCAACCATACGTTCACTCGAAGAACCATCTTTGTATTCGGTAGCTGCAACCATTGGCGTCTTGGAAGCGCGCACCTTAACCTTTTGACGGACCATTTGAAAACTCCTTATTCTTTGCTAATGTCAGTGTTGGGCTTAGGCGTTAGCCGAGAACTCAACAGCCAGGAACGGGTAGTATTCATTCGGGGCTGCAACAACGAATCCCGGGAACAACGTACCAGCGAGTGCGGCACCGCCACCACCAACCGGAGTACCAAGGGTCAGTTGACCATTAGCGCCCAGGATGATTTGTGTTGCAGCGCCTGCGGAAGCAGCTGCCCAATTCTGCGAAGCGTCGAATTGGTCCGTGTAAACAACACCACGAGTGATAACACCGATTTGACCAACCAAAGCACCCGAGTAACCACCAGGTTGAACGTTACCAACAATCGAAACTTCCTGGATAATCGAAGTCGCGAACTTGTAGGTTGCCGTAACCGTGTCACCGGTCGTCAGACCCGTAACCGTGGTCGAGCCCGCGGTCGTTTGGGTTGCACCAGTCAGAGTAACCGGAGTATTGGTCGTGTTGTCGAAAATGAACAACTGAACTTGTGCCGTACCAGAGCCGACCGGAACGAAGTTCAGGGAAATCTGACCCCCTGCAACCACGTACGTTTCAACGCTATTGGTGTAGTTCTCTTGGAACGGGTAAGCCGAAGTACCAGCAAAAGCAAAGCCAGCAAATACATCGGTAGCGGTACCAGTCGAAGGCGAAACACCTGCAGACGTGACACCGGCGGTACGCACCAGAGCCATACCTTCTGCGAACGAAGGATACGGCACCTGCGGCGTGCTCAAAACAGCCATTTCGATCGAGTTAACGATGCGAGTCAGGGGACGAGAGATCATCTAAACTTCTCCTTAATTTCTTTCCTAAGAATCCTTATAGTGAGGTGAATCGTTCTTTACGCGACTCACCCCGCTTACCATCAAATTACAAACCGTGAATTACGAGCGCCATGTTCCACTGAGGATCGCTTGAGCCGTCGGCGAATACGTACCAGCATTCACCTTGGTCTTACGTTGCGGACGCAGCGGATTCACCAAAGCAGCGTGAAGAGTTTCCGGAGCTTCATCTTCTTCCTCGAAGGTATCGACAAAATCACCGTCGTCGCCTTCGTCTTCCGAAACTTCCTCTTCCTGGAAGTCCGGCGAAGAAACATCACCAAACTCTTCGTCTTCTTCCAGTTCACCCGTGGTCATATCCAGTGCCGAAGCAAATGCATTACGCGTTTCTTCCGGCATGTTCACCAGCTTGTTAGCCAGAGTCAGGATCGACTTTGCATAGTCAATACCTTTCGAAGCAAACACACGGCGAACCAGACGACCTGCTTGACGTACACCAGCGGCTTCCAGTTCTTCTTCCAAAGCTGCACGCAACTCATTGCGTGTATCCTTGAAATACTGACGGTTGATACCAACAGCAGCGATAGCCAGGCATTGACCAAGGGCTTCGTTGGAGTTAGCCTGATTACGACGAACTGCAGCAGTAACCTGTTTAGCTTTGGCAGCAACACGGCGATTCAGGACTTCATTACGCGAGACGTTAACCTTCGCCATAACGAAACCTTGCTTGCCCAAGCCTGCACGCAAACCATGCTTTGACATCTCTGCCATCGTTGCGTCCTGGAATTCATCCGACAAATACTCATCGGCGACACCAGCTTTGGTAGCAACTTTCTTACCCATGTAGGCGATAATGCGGTTGCCCTTAATGACCTGAAGAGTCAGCCCATTAGAAGCAAAAGCGCAGTTGTCACCTTCGTCATCTGCACCATCAACATCAACCACATCCATCTCATCAGCTGATGCCAATGCGGGACCTTCGTCTTCAAGTGCTTCGTCTTCCACTTCTTCCGGTTCGCCTTCTTCATGCTCCTCGTCTTCAGCGTGGTCGAATTCAGTGAAATCAGCATCCACTTCGTCATGCTCATCGGTAACATCCAGCAACGATTGTTGCGGAGTTTGACCGGCAGGCTCTTCAAGTGCATCTGCATCCACTTCTTCATCCTCGTCCTCGAACTCCGGATCTTCTGCATCCAGCTCTTCGAGTTCACCAACGGTTAGATAACCATCAGTAGGATCTTCGTCGTCACCATTCGGGAAATGGGTAGTTGCCTGCGAACCATCTTCGCCTGCATCGATTTCCACTTCTTCGTCGTGTTCCGGATCTTCGCGTTCAGCCTTGACCTTCTTCTTGGCCACAGCCTTAGCTTTGGTACCAGTACCCGAGTTCACGTCACCAGACTTGAATGTAGCATTCGGATCTTCACCGCTAAGATCCTGCGTATATTCAGCAGCACCGAATTCATCCGGAGCGGCAGTAAGACGACTAGCTGAACCACCAGAAGCCTTAGCCAACAGAGCTTCAATCTTCTTCGAAGCCTGTGTAGTAGCTTTGGTTTTCGGACGAGGTTCTGCAGCAGCGGTAGTCGGGTTGTTACCCTTCGACTTATCATCCGGCTTCTTCGCTTCGTTGCGGAAGTGAGTGTTGCCGTAGTTTTCGTCATCCGGATCAATCAGAATGTCATTCCATTCCTGCTGGTTCTTAACCGATTGGCCAGATTCCTCAACAGGCTTCGTGGTATCATTTTCGAAGTGCGTCGTTGCCTGCGGGAAATCCTTGCTTTCCGCAGCCAGCACACGTTTCTTCTTCGTGTTGATCGCCATTTATGCGCTCCTTGTAGGTTGTGAAAGCTAGAATGGAGTGGTGGCGCCACCGTTCAATTCTTGCTTACTATCAAATTACGGGTTGAGCAACCTTGGAATTTTGGACGGGATCTGAGCAAGAAAAACCCCACCGCGTCCGAAAACATGGTGGGGTTCTTAAACTTCAATCAACGCTCTGCTACTACTCGCGACAACTTAGATAGAACCGATAGTTCCGTCTTACTACTGGAGTGCTTACTGCGCGCCCAGAAGTGCAGGCCTTGCAGAAGTTCCCCTGCACCCCTGCACGGCTTCGAGGTGTAGTCGATATCCTCTCCGGCAAATTCAAAGCTCATGGCATCCGTGGAAGGGTTATACATAATGGAGAACAGCACGTGATCTCCACCGCCACGGGAGTTCTTCTCGTCGAATTCCCAGTATACATCTTCCAACCCATCGTGTTTCTCTGACTTGTAACTATTGCCGAGCACTGTCGTCAGAGATTTCATTACCAGGTCCAATTCCTTCTTCGACTTTGGTGATGCCGCTCTCACTTGTTCTGAGGCTTTCAACCTCGCTGTTGAATTTATCTTAAACATAGGATCACCACTTAGTCGGGAAATTATCGAAGATTGAATTGTGAGACGAAGACGAAGGATGATCCTTAATCGTTTTCTTTACATCTGGTTCTGTCTTGTCCTTATCCCATGGTCGAACTGTATCATCTACTTCGAACACGGTGTCAGACAAGGCAGGGGCCCACGCGGGATCCTCAACAATAGAACATTCAATAGGAGAGATGCCGAATGCATTCAGGAATGCCAGGTGCTTTTGACCATCCCAATGTTGCTGCAAACTCCAGTTGACATTCTTTATCGATGAAATGTGAGGACAGACATGGGTGGAGGAACATTCTGATCCACAGAATCCACACTCAAAGTAATCAACAAGAGCACCCATTGAGTACGTGTTGACTTCACCTTCCAGAATACGCCTGGCCATCTCAGGGTTCTTCTGCTTATCTATCCCATTCAGACCATTGACCTTCCACAACTTTCCCTCACCGTAACCCTGCACTTTACGGAATGATGAATCGAAGATCACCCCATACGCTTTCGTGTGATCTTCGTTGTCGTGCTCATAGTGCACCGGACATTTCGTCCACGCTTCGTACACCATCCGGTTCATTGGCGGTGGTTGAAACTTTGCTAACTCTGAACGAGGGAATGCTATACCGTTACGATTCGGGATATCAGATGGACAGATAATGGTAGAGACAAGAATGTAGTCTTCGATATGCGGAGAAATATTGTAGACCTTGGCAGCGTAAGGTAACCAGGAAATATCCAGGCCACCCAACATCGACATGTCCTTCTCTGCATCTACTACCTGTACCGCTTGCGATACATCAGTGACTTTCTTGTTGGTCAAGGATTCGTCAATCGTAGACGAAGATATGCGAATGTTCTTAGCTCGCAACTCTGTCTTCGTCTTGTAGTTCGGATCCTCGTAGTAAGCTTTTGGAAGCCTTTGCATCAGATCCTCCTTATCTAGCTACTATCCACACATTACCGGCAGCGGTGAACGTGATCTTTACCGCGGCGAATGCACCTTGATACCAATAGATTGCATTATCTGTGATTGCCGAACCCGTCAGATTAGTCAATGCACCTGTTGGAGCAGCAACCCAAGGTACTACATTCTGAGCCGCAGGATCTTTAGCTAGGCCAGCGTTAGCTAGCGTGAACTCAACCGTGAAGTTTGCCTCGCCGTCACCTTGAAAGAAGTAACCACGATGAACAAGGTCACGTCCATGGATGTTGGAAGCCGGTAGAACAACATAGTCACCAGTCTTGCCCATAACCTGATTCCAACCAATCGACAGGTCAGGTAGGTTGTTGGTGCCAGAACCCGCTAGTGCGTTCTTCGCGTAGGCTGGGCCGTGATTGCCCATAGCTTTACCAGTCATTTATGCCTCCGCTTACTTTGTGATATCGAAGGACATGTCCTTCTTGACTGCAGGTTGTTGAACCTGAGT